GTTCTTTTTCAATCCCCTTTGTCCCTTCAGAATCAATGAGTAATCCGATAATCCCATAGAGACTTCCAATCATCATTGCTCCTAATAACACTCCGTCCATTATAGTTTAAAGTCCTCAAATGTAGAATCATCTACATCTTGTTTTATACCACCTATGAGATAAGATTCAATCTCAGTCTCTTGTGGTGCATTCTGAAGTCCTCTACTGTTGAACCAATGTTTAGTCCATGGTAAAGGGTTATTCGTTGAACTAATGTCGTATATAGGGTTTAAACCAATTGCACGTAATCTCTTGTTTGCAATGTACTCGACATAGTTCCCTAAAAGTTGTGTTGATAATCCAATCATTGACCCATGTTGAAATAAGAAGTCTGCCCAATCTTTTTCTTGTTGAACTGCATCTTCATACATCTGATATACTTCCTGTTCACAATCCTTCATGACTTGGTTCATTAACTTATCATTCTCGTGTTTCTGATAACACTTCAATATGTGTTGTGAGATTGCAAGATGTTGTGATTCGTCCCTTGCAATTAGAGATATAATCTTTGCACTTCCTTCCATCATTTTAAGTTCACCAAATCCAAACGAACATGCAAAGGATACAAAGAATCTGATTCCTTCTAATATGTTTACAGATATAAGTGCAAGGTATAATGATTTATAAAGGTCATAATCGTCAACTTTTAATCCAAGTAGTCTTCTACGACCAAGTGCAATAAACTCATCATACTTTTCAGTGACCATTTCTGCACGTTTTACAATTGCATCTTCGTCTAATATAGTATCAAAGATATCACTTGGGTCTGAGTATACATTCTTTATAATATGAGTATAAGAACGTGAATGGATTGTCTCCATGAAATCCCATGTGATGATACAAGACTCCAGTTCGGGTAGGGTCACAAATGGTAAGAATGCTATGGATGGAGCCCTACCCTGCACTGAATCTAGTAATGTTTGATATCTTAAATTTGAAGTAAATATGTGTTTTTGTGCATCATTCAATTGTTGGTAATCACTTCTATCTTTTTGTAGAGACACTTCTTCAGGTCTCCAAAAGAATCCCAATTGTGTTTGTGTAAGTTTATCGAATATAGGATATTTAAACTCATCAAATCTTTGAGTGTTTAATTCTTCACCAAAGAATATTTTGTTCTTTGTAAAGTCTATATTCTTTTTGTTGAATACCGTCATTTATCTTCTACTCTCTTTATGTGGGAAAAGTTATTTATATATTCTTTTGGGTCGTATTTCCTTTCATTCCAATCTCTACTTATTTGTTGGAATTCATGTGATTGTGTTTCTTGAGCAGAAACATATCTATTTGGTCTACCATCGTATGCAAGTACACTTCTTTTGTGAGGCATACCTTCTCCTACCTCTAATTGTCCATTAGGTAAATCTTGAATCCTACCCAACTCATTTATCCAGTGACAAAACATATGATATGTGTATTCACCCACAAACGTATCTCTCCAATGAATTACATTAGGCCCTTGATACAATAACATATCTCCAACCTCAAGTGTAATACATTTCATCGATGGGTCTTCCTTTCTTTTTCTAATTGGAACACTTTGAGAAATACTTTGTACATAATCATGGTCGTATTGTTTACCTTCATCATCACTTACATAATTTCTATCGTTTTTTACCCATATTTTCCATGGTTTATTATCGTCTGATTTATAATCTAAACATAATGTAGAACTTACTTCACATGATGGTCTATCCAAATGTGCAGTTAAATATGCACCTCGGTCATATTTTCTTGTATACACATATGTTTCTTGAAGAGATAAATCTAAAACCTCATTCAACCTTTTAGTAAGATAATTATGCATCATCACACCCATAGGTGTTGTGTGTCCACCGTGTGATTTAAATAAACTTTCAGTTGGTGATTTGTATATAATATCTTCTTCTAAATCAAAAATTGCATCATGCATACGAGGTTGACTTTCGATAGTCTTCCAAACGTCCATCGTCATTTCTATTATTTCTTTGGGAATAAAATTCTTTAACACTAGATATCCATTTTCCATAAAGAACATGGTTTCTTCATTAGTCCAACCAGTAATCGGTTTATTACCATCGTTGAATGAAGTTTGAATTTTTACATTTTTTTCATTATATTGCACAGGCGTCACAATCCTCCTCGTCATTATAATTTGACATTACATTAGCTGCATCTTCTACTGCACTTGGTTTATCTTCTATTACGTCTTCAGTTTTACCGTCCATAGTATTCTGATAATACGAAGTTTTCCATCCGTATTTATATGTGTTTAACAAGTCTCTTGCCATTACTGATACTGGAACTTCTCCATTCTCATAATTTTCAGGGTTGTAAGACCAGTTCCCACTAATTGCTTGGTCAAAGAACTTCTGCATGACTGCAATTACATTTATATACCCCTCATTGGATTTCATATCCCATAGAAGTGTATAACTGTTCTTTAAGTGTGAGTATTGTGGAACAACCTGTTTGAGTGTTCCTTTCTTACTCTTCTTAACACTTAGATAATCTCTTGGTGGTTCTACTCCATTAGTTGCATTAGAAACCACTGAGGAACTCTCTGAGGGCATTTGTGCAGAAAGTGTAGAGTGTCTTAGACCAAACTCCTTTATATCCTTTCTTAATTCTTCCCAGTCATATCTAAGTTTAGGGTTTGCAATCTCATCTACTTCTTTTTTATAATGGTCAATGGGTAATTTACCCTCTGCATATTTTGTTCTATGGAAGTATTCACATGCACCTTTTTCTTTTGCAATGTTATTGGATGCACGTAATAGATTGTATTGGAAACTCTCTGTAAGTTCATGTACGAGGTTCCATGCATTAGGGTCATCATACTTAACCTTATTCTTTGCGAGGAAGTGTGCGAGTCCTATGTATCCTATACCAAGACTTCTTCTTGCAAGTGTTGACCTTTGAGCTGCAGTCACTGGATACTGTTGATAATCAATCAACTCTTCCAATCCTCTTACTGCGAGGTCACATAGGTTCTCTAGTTCTTCTTCCTTAATAATACCCACATTGATTGCAGATAAAATACACAATGCAATCTCACCGTCCCCATCAATGTGTTCGATTGGGTCTGTAGGTAAAGTAATTTCTTGACAAAGATTACTCATGTTCACTTTGTCAAGAAAACTACTATGTTCATTACAATGGTCAATATTCATAATGTATATTCTACCAGTCTCTGCACGTTCTTTTAATAAATCTGTAATAAGTTCTCTTGCACTTATTTTCTTTTTAGGAATAGAAGTTGCACGTTCATACTTCATGTATAATTCGTCAAACTCAGGTGTTCCAAATGCATCGTATAATCCCTCTACGTCTTGAGGTGAGAACAATGTAATCTCTTCATTCTTCAGAAATCTTTCATAGAAGAGTTTTGATAATTGTATTGAGTAGTCTAATTTACGTACTCTGTTGTCTTCTGTTCCTTTGTTGTTTTTGAGGACGATAATGTCTTCGATTTCTTGGTGCCATATTGGGAAGTGAACAGTTGCACTTCCACCTCGGACACCATTTTGTGTACAACATCGTACTGTTGACTCAAATTTTTTAAGGAAAGGTATAACTCCTGTATGTTGGACTTCACCACCTCTAATTTTTGAACCAATACCACGTATTCTTCCTGCGTTAATTCCGATACCCGCTCTTTGTGCGACATACCTTCCGATAGCCATATCAGACGAGAAGATACTTCCGAGAGTGTCGTCTGAATCGACAAGGACACACGATGCAAATTGTCTAAGTGGTGTTCTAACTCCTGCCATAATTGGGGTTGGTATGTTGATTTTAAATGTTGATATTGCATCATAGTACCTCTTTACATAATCTAATTTATTTGTATAATTTCTAAACAATGTCATTGCAATTAACATGTACATGAATTGTGGTGTTTCATATACAACATTGTTTGACCTATCTTGAACTAGATACTTATCTACAATCTGTTGCAATCCTGCATATGTAAAATCTGTATCTCTTCCGTGTTTGATGTATTTGTTTAGTTCGTTAATCTCTTCTTCTGAATAAAAGTTTAGTATATCAGAATCGTAAACTCCATAATCTATATTTCTTTGAATGATATCACCAAGTGGTGGATAAATTTCTGAGTCTTTCCATTTTGTATTGAACACTTGTTTCTGTATTCCAAAAAGTAATAATCTTGCGGCAACGAATTGATAATTTGGTGATTCTAGTGAAATCAAATCACTTGCACTTTTCACCAATATCTTTTGTATCTCTTGTGTTGTAATCCCATCAAAGAATTGAAGACCACTATTCATTTCTACTAACGATTCAGAAACACCTGTAATACCTCTACATGCCTTCTCAACCATTCTATGGATTTTATCTAAATTTATTTCTACCTTTGACCCGTCAGACTTTACAACCTTGATATCCGTGTTCATACTTTCTTATACTCCTTAAATTTCAGTTTTGCAGATAAACCACTGAAGGTTGATTTATCAATTATATCTTTCACTTCTTCTTTTGTCAATCCACTTTGTATCATGTCATTGATATCTTTTAGGTCTTGTACTCGTTTGTCATCCCACAAACATACATTGTATCCTAGTTCAATTACTTCTTCTATCTTTTTAAGTATTTCTGTATTACGTGGTTCGTTATCATAAATGATTATACTATTGTTTTTAAGTTTTTTGTCGATTTTCTTAAAATCACTACCACCGACTGCAATACTGTTTGGTAGGAATAAACTATCTATCGGCCCTTCAGTCACATAGATAGTTTTTGTTTTGTCCACGTTATCAAGATTGAAGATGAGTGGAAGGTCATCCCTGAATCTCATAGTGAGATATCTGAGAGGAGAGTCATTGATTGCTCTCCCACTTAGACCTATGAGTTCACCGTCTCTAGTAAACGGCAATAATATTCTAGGGTCATTACCCAAAACTCTATCTCTATACTTTTTGTGTAGATATGATAAAGTTTGAGGTTTATCAATAAACCATAGATTACTGTAATGATGTTCAGGTATATTTCTATCCTCTAAGTATTGTTTTGCGACTGGAACCTCATTACAAGGTTTGCACAAAAATTTTAGATTTTCAATACTCATTACATCCTTACTGTTTTTATTTAGTAATTCTTTTCTTGGAGTAAACTTGAATGCATTCGCACTGGGCATTCTTCTGTTCTCAGTTTTCTTACCATACTTTTCTTTCATGAGTTCTTTAACAAACTCTTTATGTATGGTTGGAAAGTGGTCTTTTAGGAAATTTTGTGAGGAAGTGGATTTTCCACAATTGTGACATTTGTATACAAAAGATTGTTCCACTAGAAAGTGAAATCCTCTTGCTTTATATTTGTTTTTTTGCGAATCACCACAATAATTACAACGGTGATTTAACGTATTCTCATTCTTCCACTTGGATTGTTCTAAGTGCGACATAACCAAGGAAAGATACTTTCTTTCCAACCATAACATGCATTCAGTATAACACTAAATGCATGTTTTTACAAGTGGATTTTCTTATTATTCAGCGTCTATAAGTGCTTGAATTTCTGCAATTTGAGATTGGTTTGTTGCAAGTGAAGTGTCGTATGAAATCTTTGCAGGATTGTCATCCTCCATGTCATCATAACCTTCAGGTTTTACTGGAGCACCTGCACCTTCAAACCATGCCTTTCTCTCTGCAAGTTCAGTAGGGACTGTAATCTCTACTCCATTTGGGTCTGTATAACTTGACATGTTGTTCTCCTATAGTTAATATTAACCTATTATTTATCTTTTGACAAGTCTAAAACCTTCTTTTTTGGGACTTGTAAAACTATTTTTTGAGTGGGTAAACGTTTACTATTGACTCCTGATGGGTGTGCAATTAATCCTGCACTTGACACTAGTAATAACACTGCAAGTGGGTCAAACACAAAAATAAGTGCAAAAATGACCCATCTAACTGCGTTGTCAAGGTACTTGACACTTTCCTCTTGACCGTATATCACCTCTGCAACGTACTTGATGGGCCCAATCTTTGAATCCTGTTCGAGTTGTTTTCTTTGAATTGGAAGTTTTTCTTCAGTATATTGAGTGATAAGTGCAACAGAAGTGTCAATGTCTTGTGCAATCTGTTGACGTTCTTCTCTCTGTTGTCTATTGATGTAGTTTCTATCTTGTGGTCTACCAGTGGTCACAACTAAATCAAGACCTGCGACTCTATCCTGTAATCTTTTTATCTTATCTTCTTCTGCATCGATTCTGACATCTAGAATTGATAACTCTAAATTATTACCGTCACCAACAAGTGACACTTCGATATTTGCCTTTGATAGATATCCAAAAATACCAAGTGAAGTGATTAACATTAACACTCCAACTGCAGTGAGTAGATACCATTTTAGATAATTGAGTTTGTCCCATGCAAGGTGTAGATAGGCTGCAGTGACTAACTTACCAAATTCTAATGCAGTCATCATTACAACTGTACCTAAGAATGCACCTGCAAACATAGTTGCCATTCCTATAACTGAAAAGTATGCGGCTATACCTGCAATGACGATAGACGTAAATAGGGCTAAGTAATTCAAATATTTCATAATTTAAAATTTACGTTTATAAATCTTGTCAAAAACTAAATTTGGAGTGTGTTTCTTTTTCTTTCTCACTATCGGAACATTAGATGATACTGCACTACCTGTTGCATTTAGGGGTGCATCCTCATTTAGTTTGTCTGATTTAAAAAATTCTTTAAGTTTATCTGCAATCATATATGCACAATGTTTATCTGAAGGATAATGCACTCCTGCATTTATTCTCCCCTCTGCACTCATATCTGCACCTCTTAGTAAGTATTTCTTTTGTGCAGGATACTTCTCTCCATAATAATGTGCAACCATTCGTGCTTGTAATGCATGATTAGATGGATAAGCAGGAGTGTTAGTTGTTTCTAATTTTTCATAAGAGAACTTCTCAAGTCCTAATTTTTCTGCAATTTGTCTTGGTCTTGGACGATTGAATTTTTGTTTATAATATTTACCAATGTGTTTTACAGAGTCTGTAATGCGTTTTATGACCTCTAAATCATATTCTAGGTCTTGACCATCTAAGTGTTCCTTTATATAATAACAAGTGTCTTTGTTGGTGTTTATATAGACTCTTTTGTCAAAGTCTGATAACATTTCTCTTCTATCAATAATTTCATTAATTTCTGCGAGTGTTTGTTTAGAATTATTTAAAGGTGGAGGAGGAACGTCCATATCCATCCATTTGTCGTCAAATAGTTTATCCGACTCTTTCTTTTTAAAAGGTTTTGTGGGTTTATCAAAAACTAAATCATTAACTTCTAATATGTTTTTAATATAGGTCATCTGCAGTCACCAAGACTCTATCCCCTTCTATCTGACCCACATATAATCTGATTCCATAGATTATACTATGTTCACCAACAAGTGTGATTTCTGTTTTTTCGGGATATATCTTTTCGTTTTGTTCTTTTAATTGTCTTCTCAATCTATAAGTTTCACCAACTAATCCAGTTGGAATTTGTGCAGCTTCTGATAAATCTTGTGGTTCAAGTAAATCATTTTGTTTTAGAAGTTTATAAAAATCTTCACATAACTCATCTGCTTGATTTTCAGTCATTTTTGTTTCTTCTTTTAGAAGTGCAAGTGCAACTGCATAAGAGGCGAACTTGGATTTACCAAAAGGTACTTTATTAATTATTCTCTTTAGATTAAACACTAGTCTATCCAACATAGTGTATGAAGACTTTTCATCAGGAGTTTCTATTTTTCTTGACTTGACTCTATTACCGTTTTTGTCAATAAGACCTAATTCATACGCCTTAGTTTTATCAAAAGGTGTTGTTAACATTTTGATTATTTTAAAGACTATTAATGTGTTTACTAATTTACCAACCATAATACTATTTATACAATTAAGATGGTGCTGGTTGTCGGATTCGAACTGACGACCTACTGATTACAAATCAGTTGCTCTACCAACTGAGCTAAACCAGCACGTTATAAATCTCTCAATCTTTCTATTAATTCGTCCTCTAGGGGTAATTCGGGTCTCCATGTCTCATCAATATACCCAAGGTATAATAACATGGTTTTAATTGAACACCAATATCTCTGTTCTTTTATTTTGAACTCTAACATTCTCATGCAAGGTTCATATCCAAAAACATTGAAAAGTGTTATAAGATGGTTTAACATGAGACGTTCTCTCATTTCACCTGATTCATAATATCTATGAAGTAATCTTTTGAAGTATCTGAATCTACGCAAATCCTCTTCAAAATCTTCCATGTCCTCACATTGAGGGTCATCATAGTGTTTGAGTGCGTATGCAGAAAAGTTTTTTGTTGTTAATTTGTCAAAAAGACCCATAATATATAATTGTTAAGTTTCTCTCTAGTATATAGGTATACTAGAGAAAACCTTAATCTAAAGTTCCGTAAACTTTGTAAGAACCTGTTTCTAACTGTTCGTATCGAATGTTAAGATTGTAGACTATTTCTTCTTTATCGATTTCATCGATAGGTGTGTCTACTGATTTACCCATGATTTGTCCATATCTAGAAAATGGCATGACAAATGAACCATTTGCTTCACTGAACTCTACATCAGAAACTTCATTTCTTGGGTCTTCTGATGGTACACTTGTTCTATTTAATCCTAATAGTGCAAGTTTCGCTTCCATTTGTTTTACTGCAGACATTGGATTTAGAAATTCTGATACTGCAGTGTGACCTAAAATCGCATTGATTTTTGCCTTAACGTCTGCATCATTAATATCATAAGGAACTTTCTCTGAAGTTCTTAAATCTATTCCTTGTGCTTCTGTTATAAAATTTTTAAATGATTTCATAATTTTTCCTATGTTGTAATTGCGACACCAACACCCCTAACATCACTTGAACCTGCAAAAATCTCATCTGACTGAATTTTTTCTACAAGTTCAATTGCACCTGCTTTAAGTGTAAAAGTACCTATTAGAGTATTACTTGAATCCTCTATTGAAATGAGTTGGTCGGATGCATTTGTGTTATATAGTCTTACAACAGTCGAACCACCAAAGCTCGAACCATTACCACTAGATGTTCCACATGCACCCTCTGAACCTAAAACTTTAATTTTCATTATGCTACACTAATATCTGCGTAAGTTCCTGTTCCACCTGAACCCAATCTGTCACCTGTCACGAATACTTTATCAGATGCAGTAGATGTTCCATCGTCTACGATAGTTCCACTGATTGTCTGAGCACCGATTGATAGGTCTTCAGTTTGAGAAGGGACAGTAAATGTGAACTCAATGTTGTTTTTACCATCGTGTGCAGCTGCAGTAGCAGTAATTGCACCTGATACTGAACCAGTGACAACTAATGTTGCACCGTTAGTCACATCAACGTTTTCATTGTAGTTAACAACTACAGTTCCAGTATCACCTTGGTCATATGATGCATCTTTGAACCATACTCCAGTGATGTCTGCATTACCTAATGCAGTTGCAAGGTTTGTATTTGAACCAACTGCAACTAGAACTTCTTCTAAGTTTCTAGAACCAACTGCTTTCTTTAAAACCCAACCTTCTGCTTTTGCAACAACGTTGTTTTTGTCTTCTTGTTTCAGGTATTTTGGTTTCGCTTCATCAGCGTCTGTTATTCCCCAAAGTGCCATTTTTTTCTCCTATTTTGCGACTTTTAAAACTGTATCAAAAGTCTTTTTGAAAGACTTTGTGTCTTTCTGTAATAACTGTATGTATTTATGTCTTACGGGTGCTCTAACCTTCATTAAAGTGTCATAAACTTTAACTGCATCATCTCTTTTGACCTTAGTTTTCTTATTGTCATTAGTTGATACTTCACCCTGTTTTACATTAGTAAGGTCTTTAAACTGACCTAATTGTACTAAAATGTTTTTGTCTGCCCATGATTGTGTTCCACTAGACTTATCTGATAATGCACCTACAGCAGTTCTGATTACTTCATCTTCACCTGCTTCTGAATACTTACCACCTGCCATTTTAGAGATTTTCTCTAATTTTTGTCTAAGTTCCTTTTCGTTCTTAGATTGTGAAACTGCACGTGCAACTTTTTTATTTCCTGCATCAGACATCATTCCAAAATCACCGATTTTTTCTATGATTTTTTTGACTTCCATTGCAGATTTTTTAACATACCCAAGTTTTTTAATCTTCTCTCTGAAGATTTTATATCTTGCATCTGCTGTTAAAACTTTTTCCATTAATCTCTATCCATGTCAATGACACCATCGTAATATCCTCTTTCGATACCACCCATGTAATTGAATATTTCCTGTTCAGCATTTACTAGACTTTGATAAATCCCATGTGGATTTCCTCTCGAAGCACTTCCACCCGTTTCTGCAGTGTATTGCATAGCATCTTGCATCTTTGCAACTTTATGAATTGCCTTTTGCATGTTCTTTAAACTTTTGATTTCTTTCTTTCTATCGAACTCTTTACCTTCAAACTTAGTAGGTTTATACTGAGGTATTCTTGCCTCTTCTATTTGATGCATTTCCTTATATGTTTCTAATAAGTCTTTCATTTTACTTTTTGTTGTTTAGGTTCTGAACAATCTTTCTGATGTTATCGCCTGGTTTATAGTTCATGACTGCTTTACCTACATCTGTAAGATTTCCTTTTTTGTCATACATCATGTCAATGAACTTAAGGTCTTGTTTATTTAATTTTTCTTCTAATGATTCTTTGTTTATAATCTTTTGTGTTTGAAGTTTACCAATCAATGATAATACTGATTGTGACATTTTTAAGATATCTTCGTATTCTTTATTATACTTTTTATCTTTAAGTTCTTTGTCACCCATGTTTACAATCTTCTGATAATTTTTCTTAATCTTTTCTGCATCTTTTGAAAGTTGTTTCATTGCATTGATTTCTTTATCAGTGACTTCTACGATATCTGATGCATCTTCCCACATTTGTCTGTATGTGTCCATAATTGATTCTTTCTTCATAGACTTTCCTTCTTTATCGTATCCAGGCTTCCCTGCTTTTTCTTTCTTGGATATTGCGATTGCGGCCTGTTGTGCAGCAGACTTACCACCTTCTGATATCCATTCTGAATCTTTACCTTTATTAGGAAGATTGGATTTTATTTTTTTGACATCACCTCCATCGAAAGTTATGTCTAATTCGAGGTCTCTACCCTTTGGTGGTGAAAACTTTAAATTTTTGCCTCCATATTTCTTGATGATGTCCATATACATTTTTTCATCACCTCTTTTATATGGTTTGTTTAATTTAACAGAGAAGGCACCTTCATCTACTTCTTCAACAGAATTTTTCTGCATCATTCTTTGTGCAATGTCAACAAGTGTAGAGATGTTTGAGTTTTCCATTCTCTTCTTGTTTTGGTCATTTACTTTATCATAGATTTGAGAAATCATTGATGCAGTAAACATATCAATCATTATTCCACCAACTTTAGCTGCACCTTTAGTGTCTACAATTTTCTTAATTGCAGGAACTAAGTTTTTACCTTCTGTTATAGTTTCTTCTTTGATTGGTTTTGCATTACCACCACCATGGTCTTCTGCAGTTTTTAATTTTGATATTTGGTCAAGTAAAGGTGCGAGGTCATGATTTGGGTCATTTGTATGATGTTTTGCATATAAACTAATCTTGTATGCACTTGAACCTTCTTCAGGAGTTCCAAAAATTCTTTGTCTTGGACTATCCTTTATATTTAACTTATGTTTTTTACCGTATGCAGTAATCATTTTCTTTGCAGTTTCAAAATCTTTTTTGTTTTCAGGTGAAGTAATTCTATCACCTCTACCACCTCTGAACTGAACATAGAAGTCGGTGACTCTTTCATAACCTTTCATGATATATGGTTTGAATTTTTCGTTTAAGATATCGTCTATGAATCTTTCTGCATCGTCTTCATTACTTATCTCACCTGCATCGAATCCCCATGAAAGTAATTCATCTTCTACTTTTGCAGGTAAATCTTTTTTGTTTTTTCTGAAGTCGTCAATTGCACGTCTATGTCTCATGACTAGTTTTTTCCAACTATTGTCTCTTGGGAACATTTTTATAACTTTCTGAATGTTCTCGTCTAATACTTCTTCTTTGACTACTTCTTCGTTTGCATGTCTTAATGCATTTTGAACTTCTTTTGATTTGAGAATTTTATCCCCATAAAATTTTTTGATTTCTTGACGTGCAACAGTGTCTGCACCACCTAAATCGAGTGCAACCTCTACTGCCTTTTTTACTTGTGGGTCTGAAACTTTATTCTTTTTGAAATACTGGGAAACTTCTTTACCTGTAAGTTTTTGTTTACCATAAGGGCCGAGAGCATTTACTTTCCCGTCTTTGTCTAAAACTTTTTTTGCTTCTGCAAATAGGTTCATAATTAACCTCTATACTTTTTATCTTTATCAGAACACGAACCTTCTTCTACTTCGTCTTCTTCGTTTTTTCCTTTGAAATTTTTGTCAACGTAGTCAAAGAATTTTTTCTTTTCTTCGTCTGATTTGAAATCTGCAGGTGAGTTTACACCAAATTTTTTAAGTGCTGATTGAAAAAACTCATCATAATCTTTACCTTGTTTGAGTAAAGTTTTTGATGATTCGATTAAATCTTTAGGTAGGTCGTGTATCATTGGTTAAGTTCTCCCTTTTCAAAGTAGTCAAACATTTTTTGTTTACCTTCTTCGTTAAGTTTCAATTGTTTTGCAAGACGACCTAACATGTTTCTTTCTACAAGTTTTTCGGTTGTCTTTTCTACTGATTCTCTTACTGGAGTTTCTTCGACCTCATCTTTAATAGGTTTGATACCTTGGTCTTTGAACATCTTCATCAACTGATTGTTTGTTGCAAGTTTGATTTTATTATCTTTACCAAGTGCTTTTACAGTTTTTAAAAATCCTTGTGGATTTTGTTTCTGCATTGCTTGAATGACCTTTACACCAGTCATGTTTAACATTTTTGCAACACCATAACCAGCATCTTTATCACCTTTGAGATTGAATAATTTATCAATCATCTCACCAGCAGATGCTTCTAAGATTATGTCTTCTTCTATATTTACAGACTCTAAGTCTTCTATTTCAGGAAGTGTATCTTCCTCAAAAGAATTTTGTAGTTCTTGTTCGATTTCTTCGTCAAGAATCTCGTCTGCAGTCTTCTCTACACTACCCTCTTTTAGAGTAATGTGATTACGGACTTCTTCAAGTTTCTCTTTCCAGTTTTCTGATTTATAACTCATAGTACTATTATTTATATAATTGGGAACCTTATTACTAGGTCATCCTCACCTTTTATTATTCTATGGTAAGTGTATCTAGGTATGTGATACTCTTTACCTATTTCTAATTCTTGAGGAAGTTCATCTTCCTTTTGTAGTTTCCATTCTGAACCACTCAATATATGTATGGTTCTATTCTGACGGTCTCTATGCCAGATTAATTCATCTGCATTTACATCCTCAGAAAACGTTCTAACAACGTATTTCTCAAGCGTCCCGTGTTTGGTATATTCCTTTTCAGTGTAAGGTTTAGTCGTCAACTTCGGGGTCGTAGTTATCAGTTTTTTGGTTATATCCATAAAAACTTCCTTCCTTTTCAATGTCAAAAATACCATGCACAAAGTTCTCTGCAACATTCTCTGCATAAGTTTCAGAATGTTTATGAACTTGTCTTGTCTCTTTTAAGTCGTCTTTGTATAGGTCGACTTCAAACCCTTCTTTCTCTCTGCGAATGACTGCTTTTCTACCTTCATTCCAATATTCACTAATCACTGTATTCATATTATACTCCTATATTACCAAAAAAATGAACCCCCACCACTTAAACCTAATTGTTTTGCATAGTGTGGTAATCTACATGCCCAATATGATGCAGTTGTTTTATCGTTCTGTTGGTCACATTTATGACGAGCTGCGAATGATTTTCTTGCATCTTTATTGTTTAATTTTACTTTGAGACCTGTTGTGTCTCCCCATGTAATCTTTTTGACTTTGTCTCCGTCTTTCACGTAAACGTAATATTTCTTTGGGCCACCGACTTTTGGTTTGTTGAGTTCGGGTTGTTTTTCTTCCTTTTCCTCTACTATCATCGGACAATCGAGAGGGACTAATTCACCCTCATATACTTCGAATTCACCTAAATCAGTCTCTAGTATTTGTTTGTCAACCTCTGTAAGTGTGTATCGACCCTCTGCAACTAGTTTACGTGCTTCTTTGATGGTCTCAAAATACATCATAGAACCTAATCTAAACGGATTGTCTAATAGGTTTGTTTTCTCCTGTTGGAGTGTATCAAGTGTTTCGCTGATTGCAAGTTGGTGAAAGGTTTTCATTATCCACCTGCTTTCTTTGCGAGGTCTTTGTCTGCACCACCCCATGTTCCTTTTGATTTAGTGACAAAGGAATTCACTCTTGCATGTCCCCATTGGACTGCTGTAGTGCCTGGTCTATGACCTGATTGCCATGCCTTTACACCTCTTTGGAATACTTGTTTGAGTATACCTAAAGATATACCAGTCTTCTCCGCCTTTTTCTTTAATGATGCATCAGGACTTTCTTCTAAATCTTCTTCTTCAACTTCTGCAATTGATTCTTCTTTAAGTCTTACTTTGATTGCTTCGTTGTAAGGGAAACCTTTTAAAGGATTATCAAACACTTGACCGAAGTGTTTCTTTTTCTTTTCTTTTGCTTCTTCGTGATATGCTTTATTTCTATCCTCGATATATTTTTCTACTGCCTGTCCTGGCGTATCTTCCTGATATGCATTTCTGATTTCATCAGTTCCTACTTCGTGGACTCCGTTATCGTGTTTATTTCCTGCCATTTGGTAATAACCCCTTTTCTTTTAGTTTTCTAAGTCTAGGTTCAGACCTATTGTATTTTTGTGATACAATCGATAGATTAGACTTATCGTTGTTCATAGGGTTATTATCCTTATGATGTACGTCTTTTCCTTTTATATCTTTTCTATCTTTTAAAATTCTACGTGCTTCATTTCTTTTTGCACGTCTTTTAATTTGTTCAGGTTTAGAGTGATAATCTGCATACTCTTTTTTATAATCCCTATCTTCCTCAACCTCTTCTTTCTTATTTTTCTTGATAGATTGTCTTGCAAGTTTTATTATTCGTTGTTGATGTGCTTTTTGATTAGACTTTTCTTTATCTCTTAATTTATCTGCAAGTCTTTCTTCAATAGTTTCTTCGGATTGTGATTCTCTTTTCTTTTCTGCAGATTTTCTATCTGCATCACGTTTTGACTGAATCTGTTTATCTTGTGTTTCTTTTTCTTTTTGACCTTCTACTCTTTTAGTTTCTCTATCGTGTCTATCTTTAAGTGCTTCTAATTCTTGTTCATGGTTTGCCTTGAGTCTTTCCATTTCTTCTGCATGTTTTGCCTTAAGTTGAGCTGCATCAACAGCTGCATCTTCTTGTAGTGAATCACCCATTCTTAAAAATAGAGTTCCTTTCTTTTGTTCTTTATCTGATACAGTCATTCCAACCATTTTTGCAATTTGATTTACAAGTTTTACACCATCTGACTCTCTCTTTCTATATAAGTTTTCCATTTTCTTTTGGATTTCTTTTGCAACTGTTTTTATAACTTGATGTGCTGGTGCAACTAATTTACCTTCTTCTAGTTGTTCACCCATAACTAAACCTGATAATTGTTGTGCAATTACTACGAGTTGTGATTGTGGTAATGATGCAAGGACTTCCATTTGTTTTTTAGATAAACCTTTGACTTTAGATAATGCCTTTTTGATATCAACCTTTTCTTCTATTTCTTCGGGAACACAATTAGGAACCATTTTGTCCCCTTTCTTTTTCATACCTTTTTGTGTATATCCATCCCAACACTCATCCTGTTCTCCTTCTCCAAACATTTTCTTATACTTCTTAGTGTGTTGAGAAGGTTTTGTTTCTGCACCTTTATCGCCTGGTGCAGGTTCTGTACTACCACCTTTACTAAAGTGAGCTGCACGTTTATCTTTTGTAGACTTAGACATTTCATCCCCGTCAGCATCTTTTGCATAGTACTTTTTAGGTTGAGTGCCTTTTTTATCCTCAACATCTTTATCCTGTTGAGTTCGTCTTAACTTTTCTCTTAAACTTTCTAACATACTACTATTTAGGTCTTTTTAGACTGTAATTCCTGTTCTCTCCATTTCAGAGCAGGTTTGTTTGAAGGGAATGAAGTAGTCCATCCCATTAATTTTGCATAGAGACTATTTGCTTTCTTCTCTAAAGTTTCGAGGTCATCATCATTTCTTACCTCTACAAAGTCTCTACCAAAAATCTTCTTAAGATTATTCATATTTTTTTGTGCATTTTCCCAGTCTTTTTGCACAATTTCTTTTGGTAATTTTCTCGGTCTCATTTCATTTCGTTTTTGTGCATTATCTAGAGATGCGTTTACGTATATCATTTTTGATTCATATCCGATTTTATCTAACATTGTTTTGTATGCCTTTACCTTTGTAAGGTTTGCACTTGTAGTGTCAAATATCATACCAAGTCTACCCATAATATAGCCGTCCATATTCTTTGCAGTAATCTTTTTTGCCTTTGCACGGATTGGGTCTACTTTACTAAAGTCTGCACCTCTAAGGTCAAGTGTAAGTCCTGCCTTTTTAAGTCCGTTCTCGAATGCTTTATCTGTATTAACAAGTTTAAGACCAAGTGCCTTTAAAGATAATTTATCTACGACTGTAGATTTTCCTGAACCTGGCCCACCTGAGAAGAACACTGCCTTGAATACGCCTGGGTCATATACACCTTCTGTAATCAAATCTTCTACCATATAGTGTGGAAGTGTTCCTTCTGCAATACCCATTCCTTTACGGATATCTTTATATAATAATTCTTTGTCTCTTTTATTTCTTGTTGGAACTCCGTCTGAGAATGCATCAAAGTCTCCCTTCTCTGCATATGCTCTCATTTTACTTGCACTCATTCCACTTACGTCATCACTATTAGAATCTCTTTCTCCTGCAGATACAACTTCAATAGAATCAAACTTGTAGAATCCATGACGTGCTTTAACTCCGTTATATTTGTTCAATAACATGTCAAATTCTTTGATACGGTCTGAACCTACAACCATTCTTATTTTTTTATATCCTTTATAGTGTAGTTCATTTGCAATATCAAACACTGTTCTTGCATTTGCATCAACAACAATTCTTCCGAAAAATTTTCTTAGATATTTTATTTTATCTTTGTGTGATAGTGGATTTTTTTGACGGTCATTCGAGTGTGAAGTAAACAAAAGAGGTACATATCCACCACCAGTTTCTTTCTTCAATTTATCGACTAACTTTGCATGTCCAGTAGTTGGAGGGTTAAATCGTCCAAAGGTAAATACTGCACCCTTGTCTTTTGCTTCTGTTAAAAATTTACCAAATGTTTTCATTAGTTATCCCAATTCTTTTGTGCAGTAAAGTTATTAAATGCAAACTCCATTCTATCTACGAGTTTTACAGCACTACCTGTTTTGTCAATTGCAACATATCCTTCAGGATTTACTGCTTCAAAACCTTTATCAGTCTTTTTGAAAGTTCCGATACTCTTTATTCTATTTAGTCCAGTGATGATAATCTGTTTTGCTTCTACTAGATAACCCATAA